GGGTTGCCGAGCGTGTCGCCCCCAACCTCCCCTCCAATTGCACGTTTCACGTAGATTACATGCAAACCGTGGGTTTGCCTCAGTACGACGCCGCGCTAATTGACGGCCTGCATACCAAAGAACAATGCGCCGAGGATATTGCATTTGTATGCAAGCACCTCCCGGTCGGAGGATTCATCCTCTTCCATGATCTCTACATACATGGTGTCTTCGAAGCCCTATCAGAATCGGGCCTCCCATTCGTTCACGTCCAGACCACCGCTGGCCTTGCGCTCGCGTGGTTGACAACTGTAATCCAATAAACTCCGAGAACACGGAGAATTTTCGCACGTTTACGTGCAGAACTCAGTACGATATGTCATCACGTAACCCTGCTTTGCGTCCATCGAATCAAGCCCTCACCTCTCAAGAGATGGTGTTCATTGAGCGCTACTTATTGCACTGGAATGCTGCTAAAGCCGCTTTGGAAGCCGGGTATTGCATCCAACACCCAGACTCCTCTAAGCTTGCCGCGTACGAAATGCTGCATAAGCCTTATATTCGTAAGGCGATTGATGACCGCATGCAGATGGTTTGTATGGAAACGAATGAAGCGCTCGGGCGGCTTGCTGCGATCGCCCGTGGCGACATCATGAATTATTTGTCGAAAGATGAATACGGCATTTACCAAGTGGACTTGGATAAGGCGGAAAAACTCGGTGTGTCATTCCTAATCAAGTCCTATACGATAACACGCGAAGGCCCGATGATTGAACTGTACTCCGCTGCCGAAGCCCTCGACAGGATTGCAAAGCACCTCAACATTCTAAAGCAGCCGGAAGTAGAGGTCAACGTGTCGCTGACCGCGTGGGCATTATTCGTGCAGAAAGCCAAGCAGGAATCGGGTATCGACCTTAACGCCCCTCAGCTGCAGGTTGCAAGATCGCAAGATCGTACTGAGTCTCCTGACGCTGATTCCGATGTAATTGATTCAACGGCAAAGGACACCACGGATCAATGACCGACACAGACGTCGACGAGATGATCGACACTTCCGTTGACACGGAAACTACCGAAGAAGAACTCTCTACGGTCTCTGTCGACGTTTCACCTGCTCAGGTGTTGTTCGATCCGGAACAGTTCGCCGCGTACTTCCTATACATACTCGACAAGCAGAAAAAGTTACACTTGTTTAAGTACAACGATGCTCAGCGTGACTTCATGACCACTAGAAGTGGTAAAGATTTGATATTGAAAGCGCGCCAGCTGGGCTTTTCAACAATGGTGCAGGGTGAAATTTTCCGTCGTGCCGTAACCGAAACAACTACTGCAATGGTTATGTCGCACGACGACGCCACAACTCAAAAACTTCGTCGCATCCAAGAGCGTTTTTACAACAACTGCGTACTGCCGGGCGGCATAAAACCCGCTCGCAAGTATTCCAACGCGACACTAGTTAGCTATCCAGAGTTCGACTCGACTGTAACGATTGCAACGGCCGGCAGTAAGGATGTAGGTCGTGGTGACACGTATTCGATATTCCACGGTTGCTTGTCGCCAGATACAATGATTATGACGCCGTCGCATCAAATAACGCGTATGGGTGATATGCATGTCAACGACGAAATAATTACTCACACTGGAGCTATTTCGTATATTACATATATAAGTCATAAATCTAAACCGGCAAACACTGTTGCATTTAGAGGAATGCATACACTGCCATTTATTGTGACCGATACGCATAAGGTGTGGACTCAGGACGGCATGCGCGAATTATCTACCCTGCTGCCTGGTGATTGCATAGGTTATCCTATTACAAAAATAACAAAAACCAATGAACGCTATTTCTTTCGGCTACCTGATACGCTGCGTCCACAGGGTGGTGTTGTAAAAGAAGTCGGTCCCGATATACTCGATGTAAATTACAACATCGGTCGCATACTGGGTTTTTACTTAGCTGAAGGTTGCGTTAAAAGATCTTTATACAATGAACCAATTAACATTGTATTATCTGTGCATGAAGATGAAGTTGCTCTTGTGTGTCAGTGGTTAGATGAACTTAAATCATTATATAGATCGTATAAAATATACCCTAGGTCTAATAGTAAGTGTGTAAGTATTTGTATAGGTGGGAAATCTTTCGCACAGTTTGTGCTTAATTTATGCGGTGAACTTGATAATAAGCACGTTCCGATCGGTGCGTTTAATAATGGAATTGAATATGCAAAGGGACTTATACACGGATATCTGTTGGGTGATGGGTGTTTTTCTGTTAGTGATAGAAAGATAACCGCTGGTAGTGTTAGATCTGCAATAACTTTTAGTATGCGAGATCTTATTGCATCAGTTGGATATGGATTTGCGAGCATATCGCATAAAGACGCTGGTGTTTACGAGTCAAAAAATAGCATTCGTAATGGAAAAGAACTCTGGATGTTGCATTTATATCATCCAAATACCGCACAGTTATTTACTGATGTTGGTTATAATACTGAAGTACGTGGTAACAATAGAACGGAGTTTAGGTCTCCTGCGATTAAAGATGGTTATGCTTGGATTCCAATAGATTCGATCGAATCTTGTGGTATTGTTGATGTAATGGATTTTGAAGTTGCTAGTAATAATCATTCTTATTGCACTATATATGGTGCCGTATCTAACAGTGAAGTGGCATTTTGGTCTGATGCTGAAAAGATTCTCGCTGGTGCAATGCAGGGCGGTAACCCAGACGTTATTCTTGAGTCAACGCCGAACGGCGCTTCTGGCTGGTTTTACGAACGCTGCATGGAGGCGGCTGCCGGCGGTAGTGAGTGGAAGTTGCACTTCTATCCATGGTGGTTTGATCCCGAATACAAAAGTACGCTAGGCGTGGATGAAGTACTTGATTATGACGACGAAGAATTATACTTAATCGATCTTCACAAGCTTTCACCTGAACAGATCAAATGGCGTCGTAGCAAGAAAAAGGTTCTGAAGAAACTCTTCATTCAGGAATATCCGGAGGATCCGGAAACCTGCTTCATCATTTCCGGCGAATCCTACTTTGGCAATCTTGCAAATTCATTTGCCTCTCCACTGAACCAAAAATACAACCCCCTGCATAAGTATGGCGCAGGTCTTGACTGGGGTCGTGAGAACGATTTCACAGATCTGTTTATTATCGATCTAACGACCTGCAAGCAGGTCGCACTTCTGCATTTGAACAAACTCCCCTGGGGCGTTATTCGTAAACGTGTCGCAGACACGTGCAAACTCTGGCATATACGTACCGTGATAGCAGAGTCAAATAGTATTGGGTCGGTGAATATCGAAGAACTGAAAAAATTAGGTATCGCTGTTCACCCGTTCAATACTTCTAACACGTCTAAGGCCGATATTATGTCGGACTTGTACGACGCTTTTCACGAACGAAACTTGCAATTATTACCTATTCCAGAAATAAAACATCAGTTTGAGTCTTTCGTGTCAACGAAACTAGCCTCTGGCGTATGGCGCATTGCTGCAGCGGGTAAAGGTCATGATGATATAGTAATTGCGGCAGGCTTAGCCTGGTTTGCACGAAAGTACGCGAGGGTACAAATATGGCCTTAAGCGATTCAATGAAATCGAAAGTAAAGCTTCCGCCAGATATTGCACCATTAACATACGGTGTATGGATAAAAGGAACCGGCTGGTTACGGTCAAACGACGGTCACTATTTCGCCGATCCTCGTATAGAATATGCACGAGCAGCATTGCGCATGTGGAAAATTGGTGATAATATTCCTGCTCGCATTGAATTAATTGATGAAAGTATGATTGGACTTCGTGATACATTTATTGAGCGAGAGCGCATGCACGATTTAAACGAAGAACTCGGCAAACGTCGCTCACCATTCAAAGAGCGATTACGGAGATTTATAAATGTCATATTGGGATAGCTTAGTCAATACCTCCAGTTATAGCTCTTACGCTAAAGAGAAAGACCATTCAACGGCGTTTGCGGCGCATTACCCTCTCTACGAGCAAAACACGCCGCAATACACTGCTCCGTCGCCGTATTCTTTAGCGCAGCAGGGTTATCGCTCCAATGCTCTTATCTACGCCTGCATAGACAAGCGCATGCGTGCGCTTAGCGCAGCACCGATGAAAATTTATAATGTTGCAGGCGCTCAGCCTGTGATGATAAAAGATTCACCCGCTCTACGTGTACTGCATCAACCGAATGAGAGGATCAGTGAACGACAGTTCTGGCAAATCACTTCAATGTACCTAGATATCTCTGGGTTCTCGTCATGGGAAATTGAACGTAATAACGGCGGAGATCCCATCAGGCTTTGGCCCATGCGTTCTGATTGGTGTTCCTTTATGCGTGGAAATGGAAGACCTTTACGTGCAGTTCGATATCAACCGTATGGTTTGCTGTGGCAAGATATTCCAATTGAAAACATCTTATTATTCCAATACTTTGATCCATTGTTTCCACTATTGAAAGGTTACAGTCCGACTATGGCGGCACTGAAAGACATTTCAGTAGATAACGGTATGGCGGATTTCCTCTTTAATTTTATTAAAGAGGGTGCGCGATACAGTGGTTTGTTAACAACCGATCAAGATCTTGATGACATAGAAGCTGAGCGCATTAAACAACGTTGGCACGATCAACATGGTGGAGTTGAGAACTGGAATGATATCGCAGTACTAGGTCGCGGTACCACGTACCAGAATACCAGTATGAACTTCAACGATATGGCATTCCCAGAATTGGACGGTCGTACAGAAGCCCGTATTTGCATGGCATTTCAAATGCCGCCAATCTTGGTCGGCGCCAAAATCGGCCTTAGGGCCTCTACATTCACTAACTATGGTCAAGCACGCGAAGCATGGTATGAAGAATGGGTTACGCCACAATGGGAATTCCTTGCCGAACAGTATCAAGTCCAGATGCTTAGAGATTATAATGAGCAGGGCGATTATGTAGTTGATCCAAACTTACTCTGTGAATTTTACACTAAAAAAGTCCGTGCTTTACAGCCGAACCGCGATGCGTCGTTTAAGCGCGCAATTCTTGCAGCGCATTCAAACGTATTTAGTCGTGATCAAGCACTGGAAGAAATCGGTTCCGATCCAGTAGATAATAAAAACGTCTATGTTGGTGCCACAATTACGTTACGTGAATCATCTACTCTACAAGGCGAATCTAGTATAACAAGTATGTTAGAGAACATATCATCGCCAGATGAAGGACTCACTACGGTGCAAGCACCAGCAAAATCCGCTGCTCAGATACTTGAAGAACGACAGTTTAAGGCATTTGCAAGTAAACGCGTGCGTGAAGGTCACCCGGAGAATGTTGCAGACTTTAAATGGTATCATACACCGGAAGAAGAGCGATTAGAATTACTTAACCAGTATGTTGAGGACATGGTATGATTAAGATCGATATAGATGTTGATAGCTTTAGGATGCTGTCTGGCAGTCTAACGCCCAGACGGTTTTCTATTGCAATTAACAGAGCAATGCGTACACTTGCACGTGAAACGGTGCGCGAATTAGAATCTCATACTAATTGGTGGCAAGAATCGCCGGTATTTGAAATTGAGTATCATCTTCATCCAAGTCAAAATTCAGAAGAGTTTTATGTTGGTACGCATAATCGCGTGTTTCATTATATTGATGAAGGTGTTCCGCCTCATTACATATATCCGAAAAATAGAAAGGCGCTGCGTTTCTTAAATACATATAATACCGGTGAAGCTAACAGCGAATTCATATTTGCAAAGGAAGTTTTGCACCCAGGTATAGAGGCCGTAGGTATATCGGACAAGGTATTCGATAAAATATACGGAACAATAGATGAAACAATCACAACTGAAATAGGCAATGCATGGGGACGCCAGGATCCCGGATATGATTGGATGTCACAATGAATGACACTAATAGTAATAAGATTTTTAATTTGTGGATGGTGCAATTAAAATCGGATAATACGCGCATTGCATATCGCAAAGCTTTTGTTGATCTGCAAAAAGTTGTTAATAAGCAGCTGCTGCAGGTTTCTCCGGAGGACGTACAGAGTTGGATTGACGTAATGACCGCCCGCCAACTCTCTAACAAAACGGTTTGCATGTACTCCGCAGCCGTGTCCAGCTTTTTTGCTTATGCAAAGCGTATGGGCTACTCCGTAGAAAACCCAGCAAAGGATGCCGATAAACCGGAAGATAAGCCTATGGAAGAAATCTTCTGGTTTAATATGGATGATCTTAAGAAATTGTTTTCAGTCATTGATCGTACTACTGTTATCGGTAAAAGAGATTATGCATTATTTTTATCATACGTATTATTAGGTCGACGTAATTCCGAGATAAGAAACCTGCAATTTGAAGATTTCAAGATGATTGATAACATTTTATACTACGTATGGTCCGGCAAGGGCAAAGAAAATGAACGCGCCATATGCCCGCCAGAGGTTATTAGGGCAGTCGCTGATTATCTAAAAGCCGCCGGCAGAAATAGTGCAAAACCGACCGACTATATATTCACTCGTACTAATGCTGGTGTTAACGACGTTCCGTTGTCCATCAGTGTTGTTGACGTCATCCTAAAGCAATATGTAGAAAAAGCAGGACTCCCTACGGATCGAGTGCATATACACTGCTTACGCCATACGGCCGTGATGTTAAGACTCGACGCCGGCGAATCTGTTGAAAATATATCTAAATTCTTAGGTCACTCCAGCATTTCTATTACTCAGAACAATTATGTCCATGAAGTGGAGGCCAAATGATCTCTTCTGTTTTAGCAGACGCGCTTCAAGCGCAAATGAATAAAGAGCGTGGAAATCATGCTCAATATGCCGCTTTTGCCGCATCATTAAAAGCGGCTAACTGGCCTGGTTATGCGCATTTCATGGGTAAATCATCTAATGATGAATGGACCCATGCGCAGAAATTCGAAGATTTTTTAGTTGATCGTAATCAAGTTCCAAAATATTCTGATCTAGTAGAACCAATGCAAATGGATGGTGAAAATCCTATTCCATTCTTTGAGGCCTCATTATCATTGGAACAGAAAAACACTGCATCCATTTTGGCAATCTTAGATTTATCCAAAGATGATGCGCAAACGCGTGTTTGGTTGATCTGGGCCATCGAAGAACAAACCAACTCAGAACGGGAATTGACAGACTCCCTGCTTGAACTGCGGCGCTGCCGCGGCAGCGGTCTTCTTATTCTCGATCGCGAATACGCAGAAAAATAAAAATAGGAGCGTGTTAAATGGCTGATGTAACTATTAAAAAGTTTGATCCCGGTTCTGGCGTGTGGTATCCAACTGTACTCCACGATAACGGTGATGGTACCTACAGTGAACCGATTGGTGGATCAGTTATTGTTTCTGACCCTTCAAAATTAGGCACGCCTGTTGTTGTGAAATTTACCCGACCTGCTCCAACCACCGGTTACACCGCACACGATAACGTCGGTGTAATTTTGGATGTTACTGGTGCAACTCAGGCAACGCCGATTGTTTGCACCATCACTCAAAATCATCTACTTTCAGATGGTGACTATGTCACCATCTCCGGTGTTGGCGGTAATACAGCGGTCAACGTATCGGCGTATGTTAAAGTTACTGGGTACAGTGCAACTACGTTTGCTATGTATAGTGATAAGGCACTGACTGTTCCTGTAGCAAGTAATGGTGCCTACTCCGGCGCTGGTGTTTGTGCTCGTCTTTTCCGTCTTAAAAATTTACTACGTATTGCCGGTGGAACAGCCTATATTACTAAGGTCAACGCTGTTACCGATCTCAAGACTTGGGTGGACCAATTCCGTATTTGGTTCTATTCTGCGCCGGTCCCAGCAATTCTGGACAACGTTGAAAAGACCATTCTATATGCTAATGTGGATAAGCGGTTAGGTTATATCACGATGCCCGCATTCTTCACACTGGCTGCAGCTTCCGATTGCGCTAGCATCGAAGCCGTTATGGGAGATGGAGTCTCGAATGCCGCTTTGGCGGTTTATAATACGGAGACCATTCCAGGGACGGACGTTTGGTTTATGCTCGAAGACCTATCCACTGGTACACCTGCTGCCAATCAGAACTTCACCTTTAAATTCTTCGCTGATCAGAATAGTTAGGTTTTATGCCAAGAACAACGTATAAAAGCGGCAAGTATGAACCTGGCAGCATCACCATTTATCACGTTGTCGAGACACGATCGTTCGTTATAGATGAATCTGTGACACAATGAAAGAGAACATTTATCACGTGGAGGTACAACGATGAGCAGAGCGGTGAGAATGATGCGTTTGATGAGCGGCGGCAGGGCGAAGGCGGTCGATGTCCAAGATACCCCGCTGGTACTAACTTGTACCACCACTGGAGCACAAACACTGACATTTACGGCAATGACAGTAGCCGCGGGTAAAACAGTTGTTGTTGATTGGGGTGATACCAATACTAACACCTATACCGCAGGCGCAGGCACACGTACTCACGCTTATGCAGGAGCGGGGACGTGGACGGTGAAATTGGCAAATCGCAGGAATATTACAGAGTTGAGTTTGAACGATGCCAAAATAACGGCATTGCTCATCAACTCCACTAACCCGTTACCCAGTGGGCTGACCTACCTGAACCTCAACGGTCTGGCAGGGCTGACTTATAACGCCAACACTAACCCGTTACCCAGTGGGCTGACCTACCTGTACCTCAACGGTCTGACAGGGCTGACTTATAACGCCAACACTAACCCGTTACCCAGTGGGCTGACATCCCTGACCCTCACCACCCTGGCAGGGCTGACTTATAACGCCAACACTAACCCGTTACCCAGTGGGCTGACCTACCTGAACCTCATCAACCTGGCAGGGCTGACTTATAACGCCAACACTAACCCGTTACCCAGTGGGCTGACCTACCTGTACCTCTACAATCTGGCAGGGCTGACTTGGATTATCAATGCATTACAACCGTGGCCCACGGGTGCAACGGCAGCGATAATCACCGGTTGTCCTCTGGTGACGTGTGTAGTCTGGACAGACAATGCGATCCAGTCAATTCAAGCCGAGAACGCATATTCTGCGATGAATGTTTATTCATGGCTGGCAGCGATTTTAGCTAACAAAACCAATTTTACCTATGCCACACCGACCCTCGATTTATTAGGCGGGAGTAATGCTGCGCCAAACGGTACATACCGGGCGGCTGATCCCGTAACAAGTGGGGCTGAGGCTAAGTATGCTCTCGTTAATGGCAACGGATCATACGCGCCCGGCCCCGAATGGGTTGTACAGACTGCTTAGGAGATTAATTATGGCATATCTAATCGCAACTGATAAACCGTTACTTTGGGCAGCGCAATTGGGAGCTAATATTATTGCCTCTGACATTGCCGAGATCGGGGGCAAAATAGGCATACCTCCCACCATGACGGAGTATCACGGAACGGACGAAAATACGTTTTTGGGACTGGTAGCGAGCAAGGCGGGTACCTATAAACCATTGCCTGCTGCTGGTGCTTCCCTCCTGGCCGGTGAAATTTATGGGTATGGGGGTGGACTGGTTATCGTCAGACAATCGCATACCCGGACAGGGGACGCACCGGATACCGTCCCTGCGTTATTCAGCGTCTATCGCTCTGGCGGAGGCGTGTTAGCTTGGGTCGCCAATGAGTCGGTTATGGTGGGGACACACCGGATTTACAACGCCATCGAGTATGTTTGCCTGCAAACGCATACCACGCAAGTTGATTGGACACCACCCGCGACGCCTGCGCTCTGGCAGGTGTATGTCATAGCTTCGCCCAATTGGGCTGTAGGTGTGGCTTACAAAGTCAATGACATTGTAATCTACGTCCCCAATGGGTTTACCTACAAATGTTTGCAAGCCCATACCAGCCAGGCCGGATGGAATCCCCCTGCTGTTCCGGCGCTTTGGGCGAAACAATAAAAGACAGCTTTTATGCTGTTAAAACTGGTTAAATATTGGCCTAGTCCGACTCTCAGTTCCATGTTATAATTATAATATAAAGAGGATTTTATGCCTACTCCAAAAGATGGTGAAAGTGAAAAAGATTTTATAGCTCGTTGCATTCCTATTGTACTAAAGGAAGGCACGGCGAAAGATCAAAAACAGGCAGCCGCAATCTGCTTTTCTATGTACAAAAAAGAAAAACATTTTGTCGACCGTCTTGATCTGCAGGCAAAAACCCTTAGTGGCGTAGAGAGTTCGGACTGGACTAAACCACCAGAAACGGACGCCAAAGACTCAGTACGAAAATTGCCGTGTCCAACCTGCAAGACCGATGTTGTTCCAACAGATGAAAACAAATGTCCAGACTGTGGTACTCTGTTAGTAAGTGAGAAGAAGACATTGAACATTTCGTACGCAAAATCATTAGACATTGGATTATCTGATAAAAAATTAACGGACTTGCTTGCCGTCAAGTTTATCGGTACTGATCGCATTTTCCATTATCCGTTTTTATGGGGGAACTCTGTTAAAACCGATCTTGAAAAAGAATTTTTCACTAAATCCACAGACTTTTGGGATAAGACCTTGGGCACCAACCCGCGTCCTCTGACGTGGGATCATAACCAAGATGAGTCGATGAAGGACAATCCGGTCATCGGTCAAACGGTGGAGTGGGGTGATGATGAAATAGGTCGTTGGGCGATCTCTCATCTTGATCGCGCACACCGCTACCGCAAGGCCGTCGATGCACTGATTGAAGAGGGGGTAATCGGAACTTCAAGCGATTCCGCTCCGCAGTATGTCGAGCGCGAAGCGCGTGGTAAGTCTACGTATTTGAAAGTTTGGCCTTGGTTTGCTTCAGCACTTACGGATATACCGTGTGAACCTCGCATGATTGCTGAAGGTACTGTTGAATATTTAAAATCGATCGGCGTGTCGTTCCCGAGCTCAGAGGCGTCTGCACAGCAAACGCGAGCAATGGTTGATAAAGCCCATCGGATTTTCGCGTCAGTAAAAATGTACATAGGAGATTAGTATGACAACGAAATTGCAGGCTGAGTTAAAAACTCTTCGCGAAAGTGCGCAGGCTATCGAGCAGGAGCTCGGTGACGCTGTTTGGCCGGAAGAGAAAGTAAAATCGTACCAGGGTATCATCGCCAAGGCTGAAGGCATTCGTACCCAGATCGACGCGCAGACCCGTGCTGATGCACTAAAGCAGTGGTCCGAAGCGTCCGACGGACAGAGCGCCGTTCGCTCCAGCTTCAACCGTGAAGCAACCTATGGTGAAGGCATCATCAATGGCGTGTCGCAGGATCCAACCACCGGTGAAATGTACGCCACCAAGCAGGAAGGCGAATCTCAGCTTAAAACGCTGAAGTCGCCAGAATACCGCGACGCGTTCGCGCAGCACATGCGTGCAAAATCGCGCTTAGGTCCCGATTGGCGGTCAGGCGTAAAAGCCTCCGCGCTAAAGGTTCTTTCCGCCGGTACTGATGAAGCCGGCGGCTTCTGGATGCCGCCCGATTATCGCAGCGAGCTTATCAAAAAGGAAGCTGCGATGGCATGCGTGCGTCCTAACGCTACCGTCATTACTACCGGTTCTGACATGGTGTCATTCCCGACTGTTAAGTACACCACTGATCAGAAGTACACCAGCGGTGTACGCTTCGCATGGAACGGTGACGCTCCTGCTTCAAACATTTCCGAAGCAACCAATCCAATCGCCGGTCGCGATATTATCCCGATCAACGTTGCAACTGCTGCAATCTTCCTCGCTCGCAGCATGATGGAAGACAACAGTTTCGACGTGCTTGGGTACATCAGCGAACTGCTCGCAGAAGCCTACTCGCTCGGTGAGGAAGATTCTTTCTGGAATGGTACCGGTGGCGGACAGCCCGAAGGCGTGTTCCAGAATGCTATGTCTACCGTTGCTGACGGTACTGGCGATGGTATGATGGTCAAGTCTGGCGCCGCCGCCGCAATCCTCTGGGGTGCAGCTGCAACTCCTTCCGCCGCCGTTACGACCGGTATCCTCGGCCTCGAGGGTGCTCTTCCTCCGCAGTACGAGCCGAATGCGAAGTGGTACGGTAACAAGCGCACCTACTCCTCAATCCGCGGTATTTCGGATTCTCAAGGTCGCCCGCTCTGGAATCAGACCGATGCGCCTGGTCTCACCAACTATGTACGCGGTCTCCCGGCAACCCTGCTTGGCTATGACGTCCAGAAGTCCCAATTCCTTCCCAACATTGATACCAGTACCTATCCTCTGGTATTTGGCGATATGAAGGGTTATTATATTGCAGATCGTGTTGGCCTGTCGATCGAGATCTTCCGTGAAGTCCTCGGTCTGCGCGACATCGTTGCAGTGTACGCGCGCAAGCGCTTAGGCGGGCAATTGCTGCAGCCTTGGCGGTTGAAGAACATGAAGTGCTCTACCTAGAGCATTTGATCACTAGATCACTCAATCATCCGTGCCGGTAGATTCCGGTTTACCGGCACAACTAGATTACTCGATCATCGATCAAAGGAAAATAAAATGAATCAGAAGATGTACGAAATTAAGACCTTACTTAATATTGTTGGTAATACCGCGGCCGCTGCTGGTTCCGCTGTTACTCTGCTTCCTTCTGCGACCATTGCTCGTCGTGAAGTTAAGGTAATTGTGATCTCGCAGATCCAGACCCAAGGAACGTTTTCAATTGGTTTAACTGAATGCGACACATCAAATGGAACATTTACCGATGTTGGTGGTGATTCGATCACTGCTGTAGCCGGTACCAATGCTGCTGTTGCTGTTGCAGAGTACCACGTTAAACCGACCAAAGCTTTCATGAAAGCTGCAGTCACTACGGTGGCGGGCACAACCGCAACCGCTAATCTGATTGTTCTCGTTCAGAACCTCAAGCGGTCCTCGCAATAAGGGTCCTCCAGATCCTCCTGGTATTGTTCCCGGCGGTTACACATGGCCGCCGGGAACTTCATTAAAAGGCGCATGCAATGACAAAAGCCGAAGAAATGGTTATAGAAAAGTTGGGCGATATTTATCTTTTACTTCGCCAAGAAAAACCGGGAGATCGTTCAGATCTTGATCGTCATTATGCAATATGCATAACTGAGTTGGAAAAATTTACCGCATTATATCGCGGTCTTATAGTAATGCCAAAGGAGATTATCAATGAATAATCCGCAAGTATTTTATGGAGCTTTATGCGAACGGTTCGGCGCTGCATCAGACGATTGCTTTAATGCGTTATTAGATGTTGCAGAGCATTGTGGTGAAAAAGGTTATCGTCACCTTCGCTATGGGTACTCACGTACGGACTTCGTTCGTAACCAGTTTATTAAATCATTTTTAGAAAATTCTTCTCGTGATAATGATTTATTGGTAATGTTGGATGGTGATCATAAACATCCGGCAGAAATTGTAAGCAGGTTTGCAGCACAGGATCCAAAGTACGGAGTCGTTGGTGCGCTTGCTTACCGTCGTGGAGAACCTTACGATCCGCTGTTCTTCATACGTATAAATGGAAAATTGACAGCATTAGCCGAAATTACTTACGGAAATCTATATCAATGTGCAATTGTTTCAACTTCAGCAATTTCGATTCGTCGCTGGGTTTTATTGGAACTTCAGCAAAAAGGTTATGTTCAGCCTTATTTTCGGTATGAGTATCCTACCGACGGTTCAGAACCTTCGGAAGACATGTACTTCGGTAGAATCTGTGAAGCAGCTGGTATTTGGCATTATTGTGATACTTCTATGATTATTCCACATGCAACAAAGCAGTTTGTAGATCGAGAAACGCATGAAGCGTATATTGCAAATCATCCAGAACTTCTAGGATCGGTTAGTATACCGGCAAAATAGATGAATACATATGGTGAGTACGCAACTGTTCAAGATACGAGAGCGGTATATTTGTCAAGCGCAAAAGTAAAGGACGATGCGCTGATTTTATCGTTCATACGTCAGGTATCTATAGATATTGATAACATATCTCACCGTAACTTTTATCCAGTCTATGAAACGCGGTATTACAATACACCAGGATACGGAAAATTTGATCTTGAATTTAACGGCGACTTAATTTCATTAACCGGTGTTATAAATGGAAACGGCGATGTCCTGTTGCCAGCGCAGTTTAAAATTCTAGAATACAATGCATTAACGAAACATCGTCTTCGTTTACTACCTACGGTAGATACGTGGAAAAATTCTTCGGTAACTGGTTATCCTGATGGTGCCATTGCCGTGACAGGCATTTGGGGTACCATCCACGATCGCACGGCAGGTTGGCAGTGGAAATTTATATTAGCCACTGGTTTAACCGGTTCGTCATCTTCATTCAGTGCGACACCTGGAATATTCTTCTCTGGTATGATTATAGGCATTGACGATGAATTGTTATATGTCACAAGCATAGTACCAGCAGATCCGGCTGCAACTCCTCCTACGACTATTGATACCGTTAATATTGAGCGTGCTATAAACGGTTCAGTGGCAGCAGTGCATGCGCTTGGCGCAGCCGTAGGGATATGGTCACCCGGTCAAGATATTAAAATGCTGACCGCCGCCGCATCTGTTGCATACTATAACCTAAAGTCGAATCCTTTGGCAAGTTCGTACACAGTCGATGGTGTAACATTCACAACTCCTAAAGACGTTGCAAAATTCATTGATGAACGTTTGCGCCTGCAGTCATTAATCAGAACAGGTGTTGGATAATGACAATTGCCTCAGTACGAACTCGTCTTCAAACCCTGCAGCTCGCAATGACACCGGCTGATCCTAATACCGTTATTTCTGCATACGATCAATTGCCACGCGGAATTGTTCCAACCGCTAATTTACCGGCATTCTTAAACTTTGTTCGTGAAGCGAACTATGATGATCAAATTCTTGGTGAAGACGATATTGAATCAACTCGTGTCTTTGCAATGTGGTTGCTTGTTAAGCCGGTTGCTGAGGGCGAAGAAGGTGAAGGTGAAACTTTAGTTGAACCTTGGATCACTGCGGTTGTGAACTACTTTTTCGCCAGGCCGACACTTGGTAATTTAATTGGTGTAAAGTATTCGCATATCTTGCGAGACTCTGGTCCGAAGAAACTTGTTTGGCCAGGTACACCGACAAATCCTATTGGTACGTACTGGGGCGCAGAGTTTCTAATCAGCGTCACAGAGATTTTTAAACGCATTTATGCGAATAATGAATAAGGAGAAATAAATGAGCGCACCATCAAGTGTAAATTCAGGTGTTGGATTTCGTCATGCGCAGATTATGCTGTTGGATACCAATGGTATTCCGGCGGCAACAGGTACTGCAGCGTACGAAGGCGTAACTGTTAGCGGTGCAAAGACGCTGACGATTACGGATCCCGATCCCGTTGACATCGTGCATTATGGCGATGATAACATTTTTGCGCTGGATGTTCTTCCTCCCAAGACCCCAATCACCGGTGAGATGACCGTTGGTAAACAAAACAACACGGTTGATGCATTGATCACCGGTATCAATGAAGTTCAGGCCGGTGAAGTTAAGATGTTCCCAATCGGCACCAATCAACGTGGCAATGAAAAGCAGGTTCTTATGCTTGCGTATCGCCAGGCTGTTGACACAGATCCTGCAAGCACTACATACGGTAAACGCGTTTGGCAATTCCGTCTATTCCCCCGCACTTACGTGATTCCGCGTGAGGTTGGTTTCCTCGATACTGCAGAAGATCGTAACTATGCAGTTCGACCGCAGTTGGTTACGCAGTATCCGTGGGGAGTTCAATTTACAACTACTGCTGAAAACATTGCTCGTGGTCAAGGTCTTCGTGGTGTTTCGGAATTTAAACCAAAGATCGTTGCTTACGTAACCAACGGCGTAACCACTCAATTTACCCTGCCAACCGCTGCCGCCGCTGTTGGTAAGATCGCTACCTGGAACGTCAATACAACAGGTGCTGGTGCAGCCTCTACGGCGACCACCGCAACAACTGCTGCGCTATCTTTCAGCGTTGCTCCGACCACTGGTACCTTAGTTGTACTATACGAAACCAATTAATCATTAAGCTTAAAGTAATCCAAGGAGATTACGACAATGGAAACAAAAGAAGTAATCTACGTTAAGAATGACAAAGTGTTGTACCGTGCCGTAGTTGAAGAAGAAACGGCAATCGATCGATTACGTCGCAGCAATGCT